TAGGCAGAACATTAAATTTAAGTGAAAGTTAGGATATAATATGCATGCAATAATAACAGACGGATCAATATCAAAAATTATTAACCACCCTAAACGTTTGGTTATAGGAGATGTTCAATATCCAGCTAGAATATTTTCAGTATGGACTGCAAGTGAACTAGCAGCTATTGGAATTTATGAGATAACTTTTGATAATAGTAATAAAAAAGATGAAACATATTACATAAATACAAATCAAACTTATACCTATGATGCAGACGCTGGAACGGTTACTGCAGCATATGGAAATGCAACAGCTAAAGCTCATGCAGATACTTTATTTACAGCACAAGATGAAACAGATGGATTAGGTACAGAAGGAGAAGTAGCTACTAGAGGATTAAAATATAATTTAATACAAACTTTAAAATCACAAGTATCTAATGAACTTGCTAGAACTGATTGGTATATAACTAGAAACACAGAAAAATCTACTGCTATACCTAGTGCTATATCTACTCACAGAGATGCTGTTAGAACTAAACAAGCTAGTATGGAAACTGCAATTACAAATGCAAGTAACACTCCAGCATTAGAAACTTTATACACATACACTACAACAGATGGTGTTCAATCAAGACCATTAGGCGAACTTCCAACATTGGAGAGTTAATGATCATTCTTGGAACTAATTCCGTAAAAGATACTGGTGGTTATCAAGTAGATAATTCATGTAGGTTTAATGTAGGTAGTTCAGATTATTTAAATAGAACGCAAGGAACGGCAACAAGTGCAAAAATTTTTACTTTATCAATGTGGGTAAAAATAAGTACCTTAGGTGAAGCTGTTTTTTTTAGTAGTTATTATAATTCAACTAATAGATTTCAAATTTATTTTAATGCTAATGGTACACTTACTATTTTAAACAAAAGTAGTGGTAGCACTAATATTAATGTTCAAACTAATAGAGTATTTAGAGATTTATCAGCTTGGTATAATTTAATTGTTGCAATAGATACAACTCAAGGTACGGATACTAATAGAGTTAAGCTATATGTTAATGGAGTTCAAGAAACTTCTTTTTCAACAGCAACTTATCCATCTGAAAATGATAATATAAGTATTAGTGGTAGTAATTACATTTTAAATTTAGGTAGATATGGTGGAACTGGTAGTCATTTTGGTGGTTATATGTCAGAAGTAGTTTTTGTAGATGGTACTGCACAAGCAAATACTGATCTAGGAGAATTTGATGAAGATAGTTCTATATGGAAGCCAATAGATGTATCTGGTTTAACATTTGGCAACAATGGATTTTATCAAGAATATAAACAATCTGGAACTGGAACAGATTCTAGTGGTATGGGTGCAGACACAAGTGGTAATGATAATCACTTTGCAGTTAATAACCTTACAGCAGTAGATCAATCTACTGATACTTGCACAAATAATTTTGCAACATTAAATCCTTTACATTCAATCGGAGCAGCAAGTGAATTATCACAAGGTAATTTAGAATATGATCCAAGTGGACACCACAGAATTATATCAACCATAGCGCCTTCAAGTGGCAAGTGGTATGCAGAAGTTAAAGGTATAGATAATCCAGATAAATTTAATGCTGGAGTTGCACATTACCCAATGCCAGCAAATGGTTCAGCTTCTAGTTTTGCTTTTGGTCAAGGTGTTAATGCAGATGTTGGAAGATTTGCAAATGATTTTGGAATTAAAGCAAATGGAGATTATGGAAATAATAATAGTTATTCATCTTATATGGCATCTTTAGAAGGTGAAAATAATAATATTGTAGGAATTTATATGGATTTAGATAATTACAAATTATATTTTTCTAAAAATGGTTCTTTAGTTTCATCAACTGGAAAAGATTTAACTAATAATGGTGAACCTTATGGTTTTATATCAGTAGGAGAAGCTGCAACTTTTCAATGGAATTTTGGCAATCCATCTTTTGCAATTTCATCTGGTAATACAGATGGTGAATATGGAAACTTTGAATATTCAACAACAATAACTGGTGATGGTGCTAGTAAAACTTTTAAAGCATTATGTACTAAAAACCTAGCGGAGTATGGATAATGGCTTATACAACTATAGACAAATCATCAGATTATTTTGAAACAAAACTTTATACTGGTACAGGAAGTGAGTTAGCTTTGACAGGAGTTGGTTTTCAACCTGATTGGGTTTGGATAAAAGAAAGAAATGGTGCAACAAATCAAATGCTTACAGATAGTGTTAGAGGTGCAACTAAAACATTACATAGTCAAAATGCAGATGGCGAAAGTACAGATGCACAAGCATTAAAATCATTTAATAGTGATGGCTTTACAGTTGGAACAGATGGAGATGTTAACACAGGTAGTGATACTTATGTAGCATGGAACTGGAAAAAAACTGCAGATGCTGGATTTGATATAGTTTTATATACTGGAAATGCAACTAATAGAACTATTTCACATTCTTGTGGTTCTGCTCCAAAAATGATTATAACAAAAAGTAGAGCAGGAAATAATTGGTTTGTGTATCACGAGAGTATAGGTAATACAAAGATGATAAAATTAAATACTACTAGTGCTGAAGAAACAAAAGCAGCTATATGGAACTCAACTTCTCCAACATCAAGTGTTTTTTCTTTAGGAACTGATAATGATGCAAATGAAGATAGCATTAATTTTATAGCCTACTGCTTTGCAGAAAAACAAGGCTACTCAAAATTTGGAAGCTACGTTGGTAATGGAAATGCTGATGGAACATTTGTTTATACAGGATTTAGACCAGCTTGGGTTATGATAAAACGAACTGATGGTGCTAATGGTTGGTTTATTAGTGATGATCAAAGAGTTGGTTTTAATAGTGCAACAACTAATTCTGCAACTTTAGGAAATGTTGAATTAAATGCTAATACTAGCAGAACAGAAGCCGAAGGAAATACAAATATTATGGATATATTTTCTAATGGTTTTAAAATGCATGGAACAGGAAATGATACTAATGGTTCTGGTTCAAATTACATCACCATGGCTTTCGCTTCCAATCCATTCACAACATCAACAGGAGTGCCTACAACGGCAAGATAATTATGCTTCAAAAAGTAAACTTTCAACCTGGATTTAATAAACAAGTCACATCAACTGGTGGGGAAAGTCAATGGGTTAATGGAGACAACGTTAGATTTAGATACGGTTCACCTGAAAAAATAGGGGGCTGGGCTCAATTAGGATCAGTTGATATTACAGGTCGTAACACAGCAATTCATCATTTTATAAATACCAATGGTATTAAGTATGCAGCACTTGGCACTAATAGAATTTTATACGCATACTCTGGAGGTATCTTTTATGATATTACTCCTCTTAAAAGTACAACTACATTAACATCTGCATTTACTACAACTAATGGATCAGCAACTGTAACATTAACTTTTGCATCAGCACATAATATTAATAAAGGCGATATTGTTTTATTAGATGCTTTTAGTTCAGCAACCAATTCTGGTTTTTCAGCATCTACGTTTGACGATAATAAATTTATGGTTGCAACCGTTCCTACAACTACAACAATTACAATTACAGTAGGCTCAACAGAATCAGGTTCAGGTGCAAGCACATCGGGTGGTATTAGAGTTAAACATTATTATTCAATAGGACCTGCGCAAGAAGTTGCATCAACAGGTTTTGGTCTTGGTCAATGGGGTGGTACACAATCAGGACAATTTACATCAACACTTTCATCAGCAATTAATACATCAGTCACAAGTTTAACAATGGCAAGTTCTACATCTTTTCCATCATCTGGAACTGTTCTTATAGACAATGAATTAATAACTTACACAGCAAACAGTAGTAATTCTTTAACTGGATTAACAAGAGGAGCAAGCGGTACAGCCGCTGCATCACACTCATCTGGAGCAACAGTACAAGATGCATCAAATTACGCGGGTTGGAACACAGCAGTGTCAGGTGACGTTATAACAGATCCAGGTTTATGGTCATTAGATAACTTTGGTAATAAATTAATTGCAACTATTTTTAATGGAGAAACTTTTGAATGGGATTCTGATCCAACAGCTGCAACGGATACTAGAGCAACTTTAGTTACAGGTGCACCAACGGCTTCAAGATTTAGTTTAGTTTCAACTCCTGATAGACACTTAATTTTCTTTGGAGCAGAGACAACTATTGGAGATAAAACAACACAAGATGAAATGTTTATAAGATTCTCGTCTCAAGAAGATATTAATACATATACGCCAACATCAACCAACACCGCAGGTACACAAAGACTTGCCGATGGATCAAGAATTGTTGGAGCGTTAAGAGGTAGAGATTCTATTTATGTTTGGACAGATACCGCTTTATTTGTAATGCGATTTGTAGGTCCTCCATTTACTTTCTCATTTCAACAAGTAGGAACTAACTGTGGATTGATTGGTAAAAATGCAGCCGTTGAAGTAGATGGTGCTGCATATTGGATGTCAGAAAATGGTTTCTTTAGATACTCTGGTAAACTAGATTCATTACCTTGTTTGGTAGAAGATTTTGTGTTTGATGATATTAATACAATTCCTAAACAACATATTACAGCAGGTTTAAATAACTTGTTTGGTGAAATTATTTGGTTCTACCCTAACTCAGGTTCTGGTGTAGTTAATAGAATGGTTGCTTACAATTATCTAGACTCAAGCAGCGAGCGGCCGGTATGGACAACAGGTACATTAGCTAGAACCTCGTGGAAAGATTCTTCTGTTTTTGGTAAACCTCATGCAACCGCTTATGATTCAAGTGGTACAACTGCTACAACAGATACTAATTATGTTTATGGAAACACTGAAGGGGTGACAACTTATTATGAACATGAGACAGGATTAAACCAAGTTAAAGAAGGAGCCATTACTGCAATCACAGCAAGTATTGAATCTGGAGATTTTGATATTGGTGCTCAAGGTGGAATACAAAATGGTGATGGTGAATTTATGATGAAAGTTAGAAGAGTTATACCAGACTTTTTAGCACAAACAGGTGATGCTAGAGTTACATTAAATTTAAAAGATTTTCCAAACGACACTGCAGCAAGTTCTTCATTAGGTCCATTTACAGTGACATCAGGTACACAAAAAATAGATACCCGTGCAAGAGCAAGATCTGTTTCATTAAAAATAGATAACACAGGCTTAAGTCAGTTTTGGAAACTAGGTACATTTAGATTAGACTACCAACCGGATGGAAGAAGATAATGGCTGGACTATTGGATTTAATAAATGCAAATGTAAATTACACTAAATCAGGTAAACAAGATATTGCTAATACCCCTTTAAATATTGACTCCGAAACTTTAAATTTAATATTAGGTTTAAAAATACCTGTGTCAGAAAAAATAAATATGATAACAAGTTTTCAACGTAATAAAGTTAGGGATCAAATAGGTTTGGGTGATCAAGAAGTATTTGTTGGTGAGGGTGGAAATAGAAAACGTATGATTGGAGCAGAATATAACCCAAAAGGTCAAGGTTTTAGTGGACTTATAATGAAAGACATTGACAGTGGAGATACTGAAGGTCGAATTGAATATAACAAAACAGTAGATTTTAATAAAATGTTAAGTAATTTTATGAGAAGAAGATAATGGCTAGAATTGTACAATCCCTTACACAACCGGATCAAGAATATGATCAACAAACACAACAATCTTTTGTTAGAGATGTTGATAGTATAGTACAAAAATTAAACACAACCTTTCAACAAGACTTGAAAGACGAATCAGAAGCGGAGGCTTATTTCTTTGGCTAATTCATTTGTAAATAAAAAAGTAGATTTAACTAGCACAGCAGCTACAACACTGTATACAGTACCTAGTGCTACAACGGCTATTATAAAATCTATATTAGTATCAGAAGATTCTGGTAATGCAGACACGTTAACAGTCACTGTTACAGATGCGGCAGCAGCTGTATTTAGTGTATTTAAAAC